AGATACTAATGGAATTAAAAGACCAAACCCTTATAATATGATAAAAAGTAATAACAAGATATACTTCCTTTATACCGAAAATGATATACAGAAAAGTAAAGATATAACTGATTGGAGGTTTTGGTTTAAAGAAGGAAATAACGAATATTTATTCAATATTTTAAATATATGGCAATAAAAAAAAATTTTGAATTTAAAATTTGAATTTATTTAAAGACAAATCACTAACTTTATTTAAGATGGCGACTGATAAGGAAATTCCTACTCTTGAAGAACTTTTTGATAAAGTAGAAGAACAAGCTGAATGGTTGGATATTAAACCTTATAGTCATAATATAATTGGTCTCACATTACAAATGATAGATGATTATTATGGTACTCACGAAGTTATTAATGCTATTTATGATAATGACCTTGAAGATAAAGGTTGGGGTCATATAGTCAAGGATTATGAGGAAAAACAAAAGAATACAAAAACTATAACAATAAATCTCCAAAATAAAATGTGAAAAAAAAAATTTGAATTTGATTTTGATATAAAGATAAATCACAAACTTTATTTAATAATGGCAGATTTACAATCTCTCTCAACTAACATTATGGGTATTAAACTCATAGTCGCAGATGTTCCAAAAGATGTTAAAATGCCTGATGATGACCAAAAAAAACTTTTACAATATTGTATTTTAAAAGAATTGAAAAAAATTTGTTATAATTTTTATAAAACTAAACTTGAAAAATATAGTAAAGATGATGAAACCCCTAAAATGTTTGTTTCAATGTTAAACGATGAATATATTATATTATATAAAAAAATTAAAAAAGAAATGAAAATTATTGAAATCCCTAAATTTATTAAAAAAAAAATTCTTGAAGATGATTGGACAGAATTAAATTTTCAGCATAACGCAGTTGAACTATTTGAACATCTTCAAATAAGAAAAATGGATAATTTGTTAAAAGAACCTAAGATTGATTATAAAAAAATGTTTGATAAATGCTAAAATATTAAAATATATAAAATCTATGATATATACCTTATAAAAATTATTTAATACTAAAAATTTTTTATTTTTATCAATTGTTTAAAGTAAAATTTTTTATTATTTTAAGCAGAAGTCATTACAACACCGCCTTTGATTACCATTGACCTTTCGTGTTCAACATAGAAATCAAGAGTTCTATTAGAGAAATCATTACGAGAATAAGTAGTTTCTCTTTCAAGTAAAACATTTTTATTGATGACCTCTGTGCCTTGACCACCCGGACCTTTACGGAGATTGAGACCAGTGAGGAAATAAATACCAGCAAGATTGGTATTAGATTGTGCCATAAAATTCACATTTGCGTCCATTACGACATTTTGAGCTCCATTTGGAGAAGTATAGAAATTATTTTGAACATCAAGAGAATATTGAACACTGGGACAAGACATAGGAAATTCTAAAATTTGTTCCATTTCACTACGCATTAATGATGTATTTTCCAATTTCTTTGGGTAGATAATGCGGTCATTTACCCTCCAATTAAATTTAACTGGGTGTATCATAGCGTCGCTTCTGTACTCACCTGTTAGTGGATTATTACTTGTATTTTTATCAACTACCATAATATTATTTACACGGAGACCTGCTGTACCTACTTCTCTAACATCTTGTTCAGTTTTTGTAAGATTATTACCTGGTTGTCCTGATGAAATTAGTTGTGTGGTAGTTAAAGAAATATCGGGATAATTCATTGGTAATCCATCACCTTCTACTTGATTTCTAATGTTGTTCATTGTGCTCTCGTCGTATTCTAAATAATCAATCAACATATTAATATTGTTGAGACCATAAGTAGTAGCAGTTGTAGTAGGAGCGGAACTATACAGAATAGTTTTACCAGTTTGTCCCGCTGTTTGTTGTTTTAATAGTAGTTCTACACTTACGGAATTTTGAAGAAACGCTAAAGGCAACATCATCCCTTTCATCATTGGAAATAAATCACTTAAAGCGAGACTAAAAGTCGCACATTCGTCTTGTGATTTTGTTAGTTTGTATTTGTTTGGTGTAATACCAGTTGTTTTGTTAGCATAAACGGCAGCACCGGTATCTATAGCATATTTACCATCAGTATTAGGAGAACAAGAAACAACTGAAACCGCACCATCTAAGACCATATCAATATTAGTCTGTTGAGAAGCAGTATGGACTGAGCGTTTCATAGCATAATAAGTTCCAAACTTTTCTACGCGGGACAATTCGCGCGTTCCAATTCTAAGAATAGCAGTATCCACTACTGACCCTATTCCCGCGCTACAACTGAGAAAACAATCACCAGCAGCACTCGCAACAGCATCTTCAGGGTGAATGGTGAAATTAATACGAGAACCACTATGAAGTATCCCTTGTTTCCTTAGGTTAAAGATAATTCTCTTTTGACTTTTATTTACTGGTTCAAGTATGGAAGTATAAATATCAACATTTGACATAGTAGTTTTATTGACTGGGATTAGAACATCGGGAAGTTGTGATTTAGACATTTTATTATATATTATATAATATTTTGAAAAATTAAATAAAATTTTTATATAAAATTTTTTATTAAAATTTTTTTATATAAAATTTATGAACTTACAGAGATGCCCGTTGGAGTGTAGTTTAGTAGATTTTTAGATAATGTAAATACATTCATACTTTGGGGACTATTTCCATCCAAACTGCTCTCAATTCTCATTGTGAATGTAGAAGTAGAAAAGTCTCTACCAACTTTTGTTAAACTATCTTCACTTATACCCAATCCAAACACTGGACTATTTTGAGATTGAACATTGACGGCAGGGTCTAATGAAGCAACCTCATTACCATCAAGATTTACTTTTGTTTTTAATTGATTTTCAGTATTAACTGAAAGTAAAGTCATAGAACTTCCAGCAACATCCATAGAACCTTTTAGTTCATCTATCAATTCTACTCGTGGTCTATTAACAAGACTTTCATCGGCACAATGGATTTCATAATCAAGTGGTAATCTAATACCATCACGACCAAATACAACTTTGTTAAGTAAAACTGGAACATTATATACACCCCCATTTTGATTGAGAAAGTTATTTGTTGCCATACTATCAACACTGACATTATTGATACTTGTTGTCGGTATTGTATTTGAGATGACAGAAAGTGTTTTACTTGTACCGAAGTTCAAATTTAATTGCGTATCACTACTATTTATAACTTGATATTGATGAGAATAACTATTATATTCCATAGAACCTGCTCGTGGAGTATCCATCATTTTTGTTGTCTCGGCATCGAACGATAAAGTATCGTAAGAAAGTTCAAGATTTAAAAGACTATAAAAGGCAGATTGGTTATCAGCAGCAGTAGGACAAATTAATACATTTTTGTCATTTGCCAAAGTTATCAAAATTTCCATTCCACGAAGTCCATTATTTCCAAGAGGAATTGCTTCTGTTCCCATTGTAAGACCAGTTTCAATAGGAATTGAGAAAAATACCTCAGTATTTACATTTACAGCACCAAGATTTTTGCGTGAAGCAAGGGAACAATCTTGTCCGTTAAGGTGTCCGTCGTATTGATGTTGATTGTGAGTTAATGGTTTTGTGAGCGCAGTCAGTCTTCCTAAGTTCCTCAAACTTTCCAGAGTTTGCCCGCCACTTCCAAGACCACTAATAGTAATAGTATCAAATAGAGCATTGAGACCAACTCTTTCATTAAGTCTAAGTTCATATGCTCCATTACCATCTAAGTTGAGATTTGAAGGTAATTGTGGAGCAGCAAATGTAGAACCACTTCTATTAAGTCTCAGTTTTCCATTTAACCGAAGACTTTTGCTTAGAAGCAAAGTGGGACTTTGTGGGATTAAAAATTGAACTACACTTGAACCCAAAGAAAATCCATACTGAGAATTTGCGGGCATATTGATTGGGAGTATATTATTCTTGTCTTGTGATATTATTGTCATTTATTTATATAAAATAAATTAATTAAAAAAATTAAATAAAAAAATTTAGTATTGAAAATACAAATCTTTATATTTCAAATCTCTATACCCCATTTGTTCCTCAAAAAACATACAATCAGTCGCATCATTAAGAACATAATCAAATGCTTCAATTTTAGAGATATTATCACTTTTACCATTTTTTCTAAAAAGATTGTAATATTTTCTTATATTCATATAAAATTTATAAAAATTTTCTGTATCTTGCTCTTCAAATTCATAAGTCATTTTATTAATAAAGATAAAATAATTTTTATCTTTATATGATTTTTATACAACAACATCAATTTCATTGCGTCTTATGATTAGTGTTCTCGCGGAACATACATAAACATTAAGAGTTTTTTGGAAAGTAGCAGCACCATATTCAAGTCTTAATGACAAATCACTTTTAGTAATATTAGATACTGAACCAAATAGAGAAACAGCTCTACCTACAATAAAGTTCTTTTCCGCATTTTGAAGTGATTTCACGAAAACCCCACTATTTATCAAACTCTTACGGAGCTCCTGTAAATGAGTTTGTTCAACATATGCTGGTGTCATTGATAGACGAGACAGAGGGACTTTTTGGTCTGGAATTAGTTGGTCATTAATAACAAATTGGTATGCTTCAATATTATCGGGAACAGCAGTAAGATTATCTTCATCATAAGTATCAACACTGGCAAGTGGCATAGCATTCACACTATAAACCCTTTGAGCAGTATTGGGAATAGAAGCGTTAAGCAATCCTTGGGTTCCTACTAAATTTACCTTATGTAATGTGGTGTTTTTATAGTTTAATACTAATCCACTTGAACTATTAATTTTAGCAACCATATCACTAACATAATTATCTGGGGGACTGATTTGTTCCACAAGCATTTCAAGGTCAGTAATAGTGTAATCAATTTTTTTAGCACCTTCTGTAATAGCAGTGGAAATGCCAGCATTTCCATTACCTGCTACGATATTTGCTGGTGCTGTAAAACCTTCAAATCTATCAATAGGTTTAGTATAAATTTCTGTTCCTTGGGCAAGTGCCGGGCCATTTGTGCTTTGTGCTACATTACCTTTTACTTTAAGAATAAATTTATTACCAGCAGCAGTTCCAACTGAAACCACAATACCGATAAGAGTATCAACACCACCTACATCGTAATAGATGGCATCTCCCACTTGATAATTTGATTGAATACTATCACCACCAGTCATATCTAAATCTACCATATGTTCCACAGAAACATTTGACCAAGCAGTAGCAAGAACAGCAGTAGCAATTGTAGTTCCTTTTCCTTTTTTACTATCAAGTGCTAATTTAATTGATTTTTTTAATGTATTTGTCTCCATTGTTAATTTACAGCCCCCCAATGCTGCGACTGGAAGCACCGAAGCATCTACTCCTAAAATACCACTCCAAAGAGGTAGTGAAATCGCAACTTTTTTAGAACCAAGACCAGCAGTAATACCAGTAGAAGGTAATGGTTGTGCGTCCCAAAATAGAAGATTTTGAGCATTTTTAGTTAATACTAATCCTTCATTTAATTCTCGGTCGTGAATTTTACCTTCATCTTGGGCATAAGAATATTCCATCGCAACTCTTGAACTATATTCACTTATTTCTTCTAAAAGATTTAATCCGTTTTGAGTTTGAACCCTCGCGTGTCTAAAAAGAGAAGAACAAGCAGCAGAAGGATTTGGAACTGGACAGCCTCTTCCAGAAAATTCTAAATCAAATCTTAATCGCAAAGTTTCAGGATTAATAAAGTTAAGATAATCTGGAATTGTAAAAACAAATTGAGAAGTTCCTTTTCCATTTGCTTTAATATCAACCCCCATCGCATCGGGAAATATCTTCAATTTTTTTGTTGGTATAAAAAGTGTATTATCATTGGCAGAATATTCGTTTTCCATTTTATTTATATTAATAAATAAAAAAAAAATAATTAAATAATTATATATTTCTAAAAAGTTGTTGTTCCTTGTTGTTGAGTTTGAGAACTTACATTAGGTAAAATTGTACCACTAATATTATATGGCGTATTTACAACTCCACTACTAAAAGTAGGTAATTGTGGTTTTTTAGGTTTATGTGAATGATGACCAAATAATTCATCAATACCAAATGCCAATCCACCTACTACTGCCAAAGCACCAGCAAGTGCCATACCTGGTGGTGTTTCTTCTGTTGCGGCAGCAATAGGTTCAACTTTACTTATAACATTACTAACATCATCGGCAGCAGAAGTTATTTTACTTTCTGTTTTAACGGCACTACTAACATCAGCAGTAGCATTAGTTTTTGTAGAAACATTTGCCATAGCATCTCTTGTTTCTATTTCTGGATTTGAAACTATACCTTGTTCTTGTGTATATACTGCTCTATTTTCTCCACCTGGTTCAGTTGCTCTTCTTGTTATGCTACTCATATCTTCGCTTGCTTGTCGTGGTTCTGTTCTTTCTGCTTGAACTGGAACACCCATATCTAATTGTCTTGGTTTTCCGCTTAATTGGTCTTTTACTTGACCAACCCTATTAGCAATATTTTTAGCACCTTTTTCAACATTAACTCCAACTTTTCTTTCTATGAAACTATTGACATTATCTTTTCCTCTATTAAGTTCAATAGCACTTCTATCAAATACACCTTTACCATAACTACCTAATACATTTTTATAACCTCCTTGACCTAATTTATAAATATCTGGGACTGAAGTTAATATACCAACACCTTCACTTTTTGCTGATAATTCTTTTTGTAAATTACCTTGTAAGTCATCGCTATATTGTTGTAATTTTGATTGAAATAATTTATCAGCATCTTCTCTCCACGCTTCAAATTGATTACCCTTGCTTTGACTAATTAATTGAGAAACTCTATCGCTGTTAGATGCTCTTTGTGAAACTTGCGAACGCAAAAAATCATTCATATTTATTTTAATAAAATAAAAATATTTTAAAAATTTAAATAAAATTTTATTCTTTATTCTTAACTGCTAAACATTTTTTAGTTTTTTGATGTCTTTGTAAATTACTTCTTGAAATACTATTATTACAAATAGGACAATTTACTTTTTCTTTTTTTTGTTCTTTTATTTTTTCTTTATTATTTTCACGATACTCTTTTACTTTTTCTTTTTTTTTTTCTTTATTAGTTTGATAATAATTTTTTTTGTATTCTTTTAATTTTTCTTTATTAGTTTGATAATAATCTTTATTTCGCTTACTTATTTTTTGTTTATATAATAACCTAAAAGTATCTAATTTATTTATACAACAATTTTTTAATTTAAATTTGTTAATCCATAATTGTTCATATGCTCTTAAATGTTTATTATCTTTTTGATTTTCAGCACATACTTTATATTCTTTAATTAAAATTATTTTAAATTTATCAATACCATATTTATCAAAATATTCTCCAATAGAACAACCATTACAATTATTATTAAATTTTAATTTATGTGTTTGCCACCTTTGTCTTAATGTAGTAAAAGTAGAACCTACATAATTAATAGTAGGGTCATCAATTTTAGTAATCCTATAAACTATTCCAATTTTATATCCCATTCTTATTTATACTATATGTATATATATTATTTAAATCAAATTTCAAATTTTATTTTCATCATCATTATTTTCAGTTGTTGTTTTATCAAAATTCGAGTGAAGTAGGTAATCAAAGTTTTTATAAGTCTTACCAGTTTTTAGATTGCCATACAAAAAACTATATTTATTATTTTGAACCTCACGCTTATACATTGATGTAAATCCTTCATTACCACCAACGGAGGCAAATTCCTCATCAAGTGCTTTTAATTCAAGGGCGTTATATATACCCGCAAAGGTTAATAAATGTGTCGTGTTCGCCCGCACAACATTACTAACAGAACGAAACTTTTGAAC